ATTTTGTACACGCATTAAGAACTACAAACAAGAACCAGTTGTTGACCTAGTACATCGCCGAGCATTTATTGATAATGCGTTACCTAGTCCATATTTTGCATTGCATTATTTTAAACAACGTGATGTACCACTTGCCTTTTATAAGCAATTAAAGTACGTAGTGCGTAACTGGAAAGAAGTGTCTAACGCATACACTCCTAAAACAGCACAAGATTATCCTAGTATGGATCTTGCGGCAGCAATCGCTATTGAAATGCTAGACCTACAACATGTAGTAGACACAGTATGCCCGCTAGAGTTTGTACACATGAAGCCAGCGATACAAGGTTGGAGACCAACTCCGCCTAGTTGGCAGTTAGTAGTTCCTCCAGTGCTTAACAGTAAAGGAGAATTGCTAATCGGCAATTTTAAACAGCCTGCGTTATTCCACTATGTCGAAAAAGATTTTCTAAATACATCAATGATTAATCAGTTAGAGGAGTTAGTAAATGTACGCAATGTATAACGAACACGGCGAGTTAACTGGAGTATCATGTGTACCAACTGATGTAGTTATGGACCTAGCTCTTGCAGACGCTATATCAAACGGTACTGTTCCAACAAGTCGATATTCAGTTGTATCAGTTAAGCAAGATGGTGTATATGTTAAACAAGTTGTAGAAAAGAAACAACTAAAAACAAATAAAAGAATCAAAACTTTCAACGCAATTAACGAGCCCGCCTTTGCACAAATACTAATAGTTGAATGGACATCGCAGGGCTGGAAGTTTATCTTAGACACGGACCAAGTAGAGTCAACAGTCCGTATAGATGGGCAATTACCGTTCTTTGTTACAGCAGAAGATAATCAAGAACACATAATTAGAACAATACACATTAACTTTGAACAGCTACTTAATAACGGAGTTGTGCTAGTTGAATTTACAACAGACAGAGAACAGCATCCTAAGTCTGTTGTATTAATGACACGTATGATTTTTGAGTCATACGGATTAAGGATTACACATGAATAAAATTAAAATTGTCGAACAAGATATTATCTACCTTAATTACGCAGACTTAGTAGCTAAAGTGCCTTGGGCTAAACGTGTTCATGGAGTTAAAGGTAGCGACGCCGCACACAAAGCCTGTGCCGCATTAAGCGAAACAGAATACTTTGTTACTGTAGATGCTGATAATATTATTGATCCAAAGTTCCTTGACGTAGAAGTGGATTTAGAAGACATAGACTGCACTAGTGAAAACGTATTCAGTTGGTGCGGTAAGATCCATGTTAACGGACTTATGTACGGCAACGGTGGATTAAAGTTATGGACACGCAAATTTGTAAATGAAATGCGTACACACGAAAACTCAGATCCTAGTGATGTTAAAGGTGCAGTAGAGTTTTGTTTTGACAGCCGTTACTATCAGTTTAACGACAACTACAGCGAGAGCTATACTAATGCTACTCCGTTTCAAGCATGGAGAGCAGGATTTCGCGAAGGTGTAAAGATGTCTTTAAATCAGGGTGCTAAGACAACTGACATTAAAAAGATTTGGTGGCAGAACTATCAACGCTTGCTCATTTGGTGTACAGTTGGTGCAGATGTAGAAAATGGCATGTGGAGTATTTTAGGCGCACGTGAAGGCTGCTATTTAACTAACTGTACTAATTGGAATTACGAGCAAGTCCGCGACTTTGAATACTTAACAGAGCACTGGGCAAAGCAACACCATGACTCTAATCCAGAAGATACAACTGCACATATTAACTTTCTTGGACGGGAGTTAAGATCTAAATTAGGATTAGATATTGCTAATTTAGACCCGGCTGGCAGCAAGTTTTTTAAAACTGTGTATCAAAATACACCTAGAGTTATTAGAGGCAAATAATGTACGATATTGTATTCATCTCCTATAACGAGCTTAATGCTGATGCAAACTACGATCGATTAAAGAAACGTTTTCCGTTAGCAAAACGTGTGCATGGTGTTACAGGAATTCATCAAGCACACATAGCTGCCGCAAAGAAAGCATTCACTAAGATGTTTTGGGTTGTTGACGGAGATGCCGAAGTGTTAGACTCTTTTGACTTTAGTTATCAAGCACATGAAGAAGGATTAGAGACTGTACATGTATGGCGCAGTCGTAACCCAGTGAACGGGCTAGAGTACGGTTATGGCGGAGTCAAGTTACTACCAAAAAAATTAACAATGCAGATGGATATTAGTCGTGTTGACATGACAACTAGCATTAGTACAAAGTTTAAAGCTATGGAAGAAGTTAGTAATATCACTGCATTTAATACAGATCCGTTTACTAGTTGGCGTAGCGCATTTAGAGAATGTTGTAAATTGTCTAGTAAAGTAATTGACGGGCAAGTAGACACTGAAACTGCACATCGACTAGATGTATGGTGTACGCAAACTACTGACGAAAATGCCTTATCAGGCGCACTCGCCGGCAGAGCTTATGGTCAAGAGAATGCCGGCGATATACCGGCATTGAGTAAGATAAATGATTTTACTTGGCTACAAGATCAGTGGCCATTGGGAAAATAGTAGCAATCGCTTTAGCACAAGCTAGAGCAACAATTTGATGTTCTTTCTGCGTTCCATTACCTGAACGCAATTCAATAAAGTGAATCCAGCTACGCAACGTGCCGTTCATATATAAACGACTTACAGTATTACCTTCTGGAAGAATGGCACGAGCTTGCTCCTTGGCAATGCCGGCTCCAATAGCCCAGTTGTAGTTTTCTGTAACTAGATCAATAACAGCTTGTTGACGACGATTCCATTCTGCTTCAAGTTCTGCATCATCAGTTTCTACGCTATTCTGTCTATTCTTGGTGTCCTGCAATCTAGCTTCTCGCAATACAAAGCTGAGATCCTTCGTTGGATCAGCGTAGCGTTGACTGAACTCTTGGAAGCTGAAACTTCTGTGTCGCAGAATTTGTCTAGCAATATCCCTTGTTGTTTCGATTTCAACGCAAGCTGAGACCATTTCGAGTGGGCTCCAGTGAGCGTGTTTAACGAGGTACTTGATGAGTTTTTCACTTGTTTCGGTGTTAAGTTGATTTGCTGGATTGGACACACGGGCGCAATACGCAATGAGTTCCTGTGCATCATCGACGCCCATTGTTGCAAACTCTTCTGTTGGCTGTGAATAGGATATAAGGTTAACATTCATTATAGTTTTCTTTTCTTTAAAAATTTACGAGTGGATTCTTCAATGTCCTTACGAACACGATCAGAGTCTAGTTTAAAATCAATATCTACAATCCGTTCTTCGTATGCTTTGCAAAGTTCGGATAGGGACTTTTCAAATGATTTCCAACCTTCCTTTTTTGTTTTTGTTGTTACTTTTATTTCCCAAGTCTTGCCATCCTTGAAATTGACCAGAACCGTATGGAGATACCTGAGCGGTACAACATTAAGTTTTACCTCTCCGAACACTTCTGGCCAAATATCTATGACTTCTTTGGGAAGAATTCTTCCCGATTCTGTCATTTAGCCTTTTTGGTAGGAACCAACTCCTCGGCTTTACGGCGCATTGCCGCTGCCTGTTTAGCTAGTGCATCAGCTTGGCTACGATAGAACTTAGCCTGGTCTTCAGCAGTTCCTTCTGGAGCAACTACTTCTGGTGTGTTAACACTTGCTGACGAAGTGCGTGTGAAGTCTTCAGATGTTGTTGCAGTTTCAGTTACTTTAGCAACTTCTTTAACTACTGGCTTGGCATCTTTCTTAGGAGCAAGGTCGCTCTTCAGTGACAAGTCATCAACTGCAACACCTCGCTGTTCTGCAATAATCTGATTAAGTTCAGACAACATCACAGCAACACCTGGAGTTGGACACATTTCAATTAGGTCAGTAGCAATCTTAACTAGACGCCCTTGCTTGTGTAATGCCGCAAGCATTGTACTACCGTCTGGAAATTGTGTACGAGCCATTGCTTCTGCAAACTCGTAAGCACCTTGCCCAGATGGGCTTTCTACCAAATTAACAATAGCGTTATGATAGCTATCTGAAAGAGTTTCTGTTGGAACGATTAAACAATTATGTGCATCGCCCGGTAGTGTACGGTAAGCAACTAGACATCTTTTGCCTGTAGCTTTAACTCGCCCTACGTGTTTAAGTTCTTGAGCCATTATTCTTTAACCCCTTCTTGTTGTTGTTTAGCAACTGCTTCTAAGAATGCAGTTAGCTTAGTATACGTTTGTCCAACAACAGTCATTTCGTTTGGTTTAAATGTACCCCGTTGGCTAGCAATATCAATAATTGCTTTCATAGCGTTTAGATCGCTAATGTTTAGTTCTGCTGGTGCTTCAGCTTGTTCTGCACCTTCTTGTGCTTGATCTTGTACTTTATCAGTCATGGTATCTCCTTCTTTATGTACGTATATAATTATCTCGTTTGTAAATGTGGACAGGCAATCGTGAAGAAACTGAGTTCTTTTTCCGACTCAAAACCAATCCGTGTAGTATAAACGATTGTATTTGTATAATCAAGAGCTAGACTTTGCCCTATGTAATATCGATTATTTAAATTATTTTTAATCCAGCTATCTAGATTTTTGACTAGCATTGGATTGTATTTGTCCACAGATGTATACTTGAAATGAGGACAGGCAAACTCAACCCTCCTCATACCAAAGTAGTTTAGTGGATTAGGTTTGCCGTTCTTTAGTGCCATTTATGCCGTAGCCTTAACTTCTTCGTAGTATGCGTACTCGCCAAATGGCGGAACAATAGTGTTGTTACCGTGGATAATGAATACTGTGTCACAGTAGTTTTCATCACCCCAGCTACCCCAAGGATAGCCGTCTGTGAACATGATAAACTTCTTAGGCTGAATATCATTCTCTTTCATGTATTCCCAGTTGGCATCAAACTCTGTACCACCACCGCCCATTGGTTCGTATTGATCAAACTCATCCATGTCGTAGCCGCTATAGTCTCGTTCGTTGTAGACTTTAGTATCAAAGCACCAGACTTTAATTTTAAAGTCCTTGTACTCTTGCATAATGCCTTTAATCTCTGACAAGAAGTCTTTAGCTTGCTCGTCACCAATAGAACCAGACATGTCAATACTTACGCAGATGTCAATAGTTTCGTCGTACTGTGTACCTGGCAAGATAGCATTCATGTGCCAACCCTTGCGGTTAGGACGCATGAACGAATAGTCGTTCTTAATAGTGCTTTGAATTTGTTGACGCAAAATTTCACGCCAGTTCATCTTAGGCTCTGTAAGCTCTTTAATCATTCGTTGAACGCTAGCTGGCACATTGCCCGCACCCGCCGCTTGAGCTGCCTGCATAGTAGCTTCACGGATTTCGTCACGAATCTGTTTCAACTCGTCTTTACTGTATTGCGGCTGACCGTCTTTGCCTTTTTCGCCCCAGTCAACGTGATCATCAAGCAGCTGCCCAAGTGCATCCAATGACTTTTGATCTTCTTCGTCATAAATCTTGTCGTAGATTTCTTCTGCGCCCATACCGTAGTACTTAGTGTCGTGGAAGATCTTAATGTCTGGAACGTTGTGGTCGCCAATGCGATCACGCACTAACTGACCGTTTACACAATAGTCAGCGGCAATGTTAAAGATTTTAGGGTTGCGACCTTCACGTCGACCCATATGGTCAAATACGTTGTGCATGATTTCGTGTGCAATTACAAATTCAACCTGCTTAACAGTCATCTTTGTAAAGAATTCACGATTGTAGAAAATTGAGCGACCGTCTGTAGCCGCAGTAGTAAGTTCGGGCCAGCCCTCTTGAATTTTCAAACGGGTAGCCATGTTACCGAAGAATGGGTGACGAAGTAGCAAGCCTACTCGTGCAACAATAATTTTGTCAATAACTGGATCGGTATGTGCCATGTTTATTCCTATGTTTTACAGTAGTATATAGTATAACAGGACCCGTAGGTCCTGTCAATTAGTACTACGCCAAATTACTTTTCAGTAGCTTGTGCAATGTACTTGCCAAAGCGTGAGTGGAACTCATCAAAACAGGCAATCTCATCTGGATCCAACGGCAACTTGTAAGTTGACAGCGACAGCTTAGTGCCCATAATAACCAACTCTGGCTCAAAGTTATCCATAATGAATTGGAAGAAGTTGTTAACTTGGGTGTTCCAATCTTTAGCTTTCTTATCGCTAGCGTCTTTGAGTTCGTAGCACAGGCTAATCACAAGTGAGTATTGTGCAGAGATCTCTTTCGAATCCATCTTCTTAACCTTGCCCTGCAAAATGTCTGTAGGGTTAGGCATCTTAGATGCAATCTTACGGTGTGCCATAAACTTAACAGCAAGACCTTCACCAACTGAACCCGACACCAAGTCAGTCAATGTTTCTGTGTCGGTGTCGTCATCAACAAGCAACTCGCTAACAAATGACCAGCTACGTGGAGTAGCAAATGCACGTGAGCTAGACTTTGGATCAAAGTCGTACAAGTCTTTCTTGCTAAAGCTCAAGAAGCCGATAACGTCTTTGTGGATCTGATGTTCCACAGCCCATTCAAAGTAGTCATCCCAATCCACTGTCATTTCCAAGTGAACGAAACGGTTAGCCAACGGAGCTGGCATACGGAATGTAACACCCTTGTCAGTTTCACGGTTACCAGCCGCAACAATTGAAACATTGTCTGGCAAATGGTAAGTGCCTACACGGCGATTCAAAATAAGTTGATAAGCAGCCGCTTGAACAGCAGGTGCCGCAGAGTTCATTTCATCCAAGAACAAGACAATGTTCTTATGCTGAGCCGCAAATTCTTGGCTAGGCAATTCTGAAGGAGGAGCCCATTTCATTGTCTCATTAACTGAGTCAAAATAAGGAATACCTTTGATGTCTGTAGGTTCCCACAGTGACAAACGAACGTCGATAACGTGAGCTTCTAGCTCTGTACCAAGTTGTTTAATAATATCCGATTTACCAATACCTGGGGGGCCCCACAAGAAAATTGGTCGCTTGTTTTTAAATGCTTTACGCAGGGATTTTTTTGCGCCTTTTGGGCCTACTGTGCGACTAAGAACTTCTGCCATTTTACTTCCTATCTTTGTTAAAAGGTGTTGTTGAATTAACTCTCTATGTAGCTATTGTATAGCAATATGCACCTGTTGTCAACACATTTTTAGGAATTTCTAGCTGTTATTCGTCCAGTTTGTCCAAATTGTTAAGCTCTTTATCGCGTTCGTTCATCGCTTTGATTAGTCCAAATTTTCGAATATCGTCCGAAAACAGGTACAGCTCAAATGATTTACGTTCGGAAAATACAGTAATAGACTCTACTGTTAAGTAATACGGACAATCAATATATCGTTCTAAGAACACGATTGTCTGCGGACTAAGCTCGATTGGCTCAGTAAATGGAATTTCGTACATTTTAACTTCTAACTCATTTGTTAGGAAGTCAAAACCTTCTTCGCTTAGTCG